CGCCAAGCTGGAAACCACCTAAAGACTTACCTCCAACAACATCAATAGCAACCGCAGGCATTTGAACTCTAGTTTGACCAAGCTGCGCCCAGTCACCAGAACCAAATTGAGTAAAGGTATCGTTATCAAGCCTCATTGAGCCTTGTTGTATTTCTCTGAACCAAGGCACACCTTCAGCCGGAATTACATTGATCCACTTGTGCGAGTATTCTAGCTTTACTTCAGAGGTTGTAGAAATAGCAGTATCTAAAACCACTCTACCATCGGGATAATTTACATGAAATGGCTGTTGAATATTGCCGGTTGCTCTAAAGGTTCCGCCAATGAAGACACCAGAAATTCTAGTGGGCTGCTCTGTGTTTGCTACGCCAGTTTCCCAGACCCAGTTACTTCTATAACCCTCCCAAACTTGGCCATCATTATAATTGGGATCATCAACAGCTCTTAATTTATGCTTATCTCCTCCGTAGAGTCCAGACTCAGGAATGTCTATGTTATAAAAAGCGCCAGCGTTCGTAAAACCCCAATCATAAAAGACGATGAAATTCTCTAATAGGTTGTTAGAAAAGCTAACGTCTTGAGTGTTAAGAACACCTTTTAGTGATTTATAATCTTCTGGCATTAGAAGGCCCTCGTTACAATTTTAATTATGTTATCTGCATCTTCTTCTAGAGCTTTGCTCACAAAATTATTACTAGTTGTACCCGAGTGTATAGGATCAATCATAAAAGGCGCAGTTCCTTTTGACATAGTTGCACTTCCACTCCTACCAGTACCGGGTTTATAGCGAACACCAAAGTCCGCAACAATTACTGAAGAACCTCTAGTCAAGAGCCAACTTAACCAAGGCAATTGAGCACCTTTTTCTGTGGCGACAACACCAAAGCTTTGACCCAAGAGGTTTGAAAAATTGCTAGGCTGAACATTAATCGAAAAACCTCCAGAAAAATTTTTGCCTGAAAGTTTTATTAGCCTTGGTATAATAATTGTAGAATTAGCGACAGCCTCAATAATAGGAGTAACTACGTCTTGGCCACTAGGTATACCTAGAGCACCTCTAAGTTTTGACCCACTAGAAAGCTCACTAACAGTATTGGAAGATCTTAACGCAGATCTAACCTGCTGACGAACCGGATCTAATACATTTCTTACAGACTTTGTAAAATATGAATTTAACTCATCAACCAAAGCACTCAGCACTAGCTTATCAAAAGTAGCTTGTGACTGTGTTAATTTTAATCCTAATCTAGCCATTATGATTGTCCATTTCTAGTCCAAAATGTAACCGCATACTTTTCTGGATTTTGTTTGAATCCTTGAGGATATGCCGCACCAGACCTAGTAAACTGCATAGTTGTGTAGTTTGAAATATTGCCATAAGTTATAGGGATCAAATATTTTGCCTTATCGAGTTTTGGCATATCAGTCATTTTGGATATAACTTGTATTGATCCTTCAGGTAGATCAATAGGAATACCAATATCTCTAAAGCTTTTTGCATCCCAATATATTCTAACTTCAATGCTCTCTTCTGCCTCAACAGCCTTGTAACCTTTTCCGTTACAGTAGGGGCAAGGCATACCACGAGTAAAAGGATAAGGGCCACCAGAACGGTAGACACTGATAGACCGAGTGCGCGTACCCATAGTATCTAAGTAACAGTTTGGGCACTGCTCTTTCTTCTCTGGATATACTAACTTGACGGTGCGCTCAAAAAGCCCAACCGCCTCGTTGTATACATTAAATACTCCAGTTGGTATTACAATAGGCATTTATACAATCCTATATGATACGTGTCCACCTAAAACGCCTGAAGAACTGCTTATTTGTAGATTGACACCTTGAGCTGTTTCAAACAGTCCGTCTACACTATTTGCAGATACACCACCATTTGCTGCAACATGAACACCACTAACTAACGGTGTTGAGGCTCCTAAGAATTCAATCGTTGTAGCTTTCTCTGCAACAACAACATAATCTACAACCTCGATACTTCTGCCAGTAATAGCACTAACAACAATACCTGTGGCATTTTCTCCACCCGCTAGACCCAATCCGATTGGCGCAAAATTAACATTGTCGGCATCAAATTTATGATTCAATGCTGCATTTATTACATTGTTGGATTCATCTAACTGACTAGCTGTCAATGGAGGAAAAGGAGTCAAGCTAACGTTTGATCCTATCTTCTCTGCTGCCGTTAAACCTTTGGCACCAGCCATGCCAACAATACCTTCGCCACCATTAGGCTGGCCGTCGCCATTTTTGATTTTTTGTACAATAGCCATTTTCTATCTCCTTTATTGATTTTCAAATATAGTACCTGAACGACTATATCCGTATTGGAATTGTGAATTAACAATAGCACTTCCCGGACTGTAAGGGCCAAGAATTGCTTGACCGTAAACTCGGGCGCCCGCCTTATATGTATCTAATAGCTCTTCATATTTTTCACAGAGATCTTTATAGAGAGCATTTAGAGTTGTAGCAACTCCCCTAAGATCAATTGCTGAGGGACCATCCCTTAAAGATAAAGAGTTAGCTGCTTCTGTTTTAACTTCGCTGCCTATGATTATACATGCTGATTTATAAGCAGTCAAGACAGTAAAATCTGTATCCTTGTTTACGACAGGATCAGGACTTATTGTTTTTGCTGCAATGTCTACTGTGTATGTGTAATCGAAATCAGATGCATCATTAACGTTATAGGCTCCAACTGCGATAATCTGCTCAAGTCTTGAATCGGTATACTTAGAGCTATCTAAGTCACCAATCAAGGTTCTCACAAACAATAATAAATCTGTTGTCCAAGCCATTTTATTTTCCCTTATATTAATTATAAAGCTACTGCTTCTGTATTAGTATACACAATAAATAGTGATAGCAAATAAAAAAACCGCCCTATCATTACAATAGCGCGGTTTCTTATAGAATCAGGTTCTAAATTAGAATGAGCCAGCGAGAACTCTTCTATTGTCAAGAACACCAAATCCAATCTCAGCCCAACCGTAGTAACCCTGACGCTGATGTCTGTGAAGAGCTTCGTCTTCATAAACTTCAACTTCTTTTCTAACGGGCATTACAAAGCTGTTGTTTGAAGCTTGGTCCAAACCGATTACCAATTCTACATCAGCTGCTTGGAGGGAACCGCCGAGATCGCTAGTGAAGTAGTTTTGATATTCTTGGTTGTCACCAAATTCAAAGAGGTCGTGAAGGTTTACACCGAAGATACGAGTAATTGAAGCTCCGTCGTCACCTGCAACGTAAATTTCACGGCGTGAAACTTCGTCAAGCTGATCGACACCCCAGTTACGGATATCTTCGATTGCTTCTGGCGAGAGGTACATGTCGCTCAAGCGACCATTAGCAGTAACACTATTACCACCGCCATTACGACGCATTACAGTCTTCATCAAAGATACAAGACGCTTTGTAAACTGACCAGCAGCGGCATCGGCATCATAGACCAAGATGTTTCTATCAACAGCAGCGGCTAGCAATGTGTGCCATCCGTCGTCGTTGATTTTCTTTACAAATGAAGCTTCCAAAACTTGCATTGCGCGAGCAACAACATTCCAGTTAGCTTCACGAGCATACTTAAGCAAGAAGTCAATCGAGCTTGTGATGCCGTAAGTGTTAACCATTACGTAATCGCCTTCGACGCTACGTTCTGGAATACGACCGTGACCCGGATTAGTATAAGCGACATGTTCGCTTTCTGTACCCGGAGCAAGAAGGTCAAGAGGGAATTCAGGTGTGGCACCCGGTTCAAGTGGCATAGCTTCATAAATTGAAGTTACAACATCACCGAATAAAACACCTTTACGTAGTGGCAATTCCAAAGCTTTAGCGATTTCGCGCTGAGCTTCAATAGCCACTGCTTTATCTGAACTACCGGATTGCTTTAGCAATGCGATGAATTCATCAGAAGGACGTTCTTTAATATTCATTATCTTATTCTCCTTTAGAGGGCTAAATTTAAGGATTGCGTACGCGAGCAGGAGTACCGGGCAAATCAACTTCAATCTTTGCGTAATCGTCTTCGTCTTTGCTAGACAAGAAAATTCCAATTGGAGTGTTTGCTGTACCACTGTGGTCAGTAATTGTACCACTGTTAGCGATATTACCACTGAACGTAATAAAAGCAGGTTCCCCAGCTACAGGTGCCGTTGCACAAGAAATACTACTTGTAACAACATAACCCTTGCGAAGGATCGTAACTTTTCCACCCTTTTGGATTTCATCTTTATGCTGATTGATGTGTTGACGTGTGAGGTCAAGATCAACCATGTCATTCAACAAAATACCAAGAGGAGCTTTACCGGAAGCAGCCGTGTAGGTAACCAAAGCAGCGCCTTGATCCATAGCAGCACCACTACCACCAGTACTTAAAGAAACTACACCACCTCTAGTAGCTGCTTCATTCATGAAGAAGCTAATATCGGTTTGTAATTCATTTCTATCTGATTTAAGAGCCATTATATATTTCTCCTTGTTAAATTACTTAAGGTTTGCAGTTGATTTCAGAAGAGATCCAAACCATTCACTAGCTGTAGAACGAAGTTCCTCTGCAGGATCTTCTTCATCAATAGCTTCAGCCATTGCTAGGTCAGCTTCTTCTTCTACTTCTTCAAGAACTTCGACACTTGCTTCGGCTTCTTCAACTTCTTCTTCAAGAACTTCATCAGCTTTTGCAACTTTTTTCTGTGCCTTTTCTTTATCTTCTTCTTCTTCTTCTTTATCCTTTTTTACAAAAGGATTTTCTTTCTTCATGGTTGCATTTCTTTTTACTTTTGCAACAACAAAGTCAAAAGTTTCGTCATCAAGACTTTCAAACTTAGCGATAGCTTCGTCAAGTTCTTCACCCTCAAGTCCGGCTTCCGTCAAAGCAACAAGTCTCTTTTCAAGAGCGGCGGCTTTTTCGATTTCTGCAACCTTAGCGATTGCTTCTTCTTTAGCAGCTTCACTAGTAGAAAGATTTTCTTCTAATTCAGCAATTCTTGCCAAAGCTTCTTCAGCTTTAGCTTGGACTTCAGCAATAGCTTCGTCCTTAGCAGTAATTTCGGCTTCAAAAGTTTTAAGCTGACTTTCAATAGCTTCAGACTTCTGTGCTTCCATTTCCTGCTTCATAGTTTCGTTGGTTGCGCGAGCTTCATTAAGTTCAGCTTTCACGTCATCCAACTGTTTCTGCAATACATCGGACATATTGTTCTCCTTTATAGATGAAACAGTAACTAATTCACTTTCAAATTCACTAAAACTTTGGTTGTCATTCAAAATGACACTTCGAGGATTAGCAGGTTTAGAAACCAAGCCCTTGCCAGAGAAAGATATATTTCTTAATAAACGACCTACTGTGTAACCCTCATACTTTCCTGTTCCCCCGTAAGCCCGAAGATGTTTCGTCAAAAATGCCGAAGCGTCTTCTCTTGCTACAATTTTGGTTTGGCCTTCAGAACTTCTTAAAGCATAATCAAAATTTGGGAACATACATTCCATCGAGACAAACCATTTTCCTTCTTCAATTTCCTCGATTATATTGTGCATTCTCTCGCGAAGATCCATGTCACTCCAAGACTTATATAGTACCCCAGTTGAGATAATATTAAAGTCTGTTGGTGATCCGGCTTCTTCCCAAGACAACTTGCTATCTAACTTGTTTCCACTAAAGTCCGTAACATAGTTACCAGTAATATGTCCAATGATATCTTTTTCATTGTGCATATAATTGAACTGTTTATCTTCAGGAGTGGAACGAGCTTCCCACATTTCCTTAGCATCAAATACATCATCGTTCTTATTCCAGCCACTGCTGACTAGAACAGAACTTAAATAGTATAAATCTATTTGATCTTTATTTTCTGCTTTGGATTCATGAAGCTCAAAGAAAGACCTAGCGACAGCCTTATCAGCGGCAACTGATGCTTCGCTAGTATTTAAAGTATCGTCCTGACAAATAATATCGGAACAATACGCAATTGTGTTGTTCTCTTTAATTACTTGCTCAAGACCATCTTGTATTTCTTGTGCATATATTTTCATAATGAAGATCTCCTTACATCATAATACACAAAAAAAATATAATAGTTAATTTTTTGCCGTAAAACTAGCTATAACTTGCAAACGTTGAAGCATAGATATATCGCATTTCATCAACACTTGGTTTTCTGTTCTGCGTATCTACAAAAGATGCAACGGAGTTTTCAATGGATTGAGTGAAATCTTTAGATGGTTTTGTGCTCGAATCAATAATTGATTTTATAACATCTGCATCTATTTCCATGTAAGGTTTCATGCCTGTAAGAATACATAATTTAAGATACTCCAGCTGATCAAACTCTGATTTTGTAAGGCTTCTAGCGTTTTTCTTATTATAATGTTCTAAAGCCATAGGCATGACTAAGTCAGCAATCGCCTTTTGAGCCTCGTAAGCCCATAAAGTTTTAGCTACACCCTCTCCGCTTCTAGGGAGAACTCGCTTCTGTTTTCTTGGCCCAGAATCTCTGGAGTGCATAGGTCTGCCACCATCAGGATTTTCACTGACTGGATCATACGCCTCTTCTTGTTCAGGAGACGAATTATCTTCCACCCTTTTGACCTGCTCTGTCTCCACTTCAGCTTGATTTTCTGCAGGAGGCAAACCAAGAGTTTCTAGATACTCTTCATTGTCAAGCAAATCTTTTGTAATAGCTAATTTTGCAACATCATCTGAATGCTGTGGATTATGGAAA